CGCAAACGCTAAAACCTGGCTATTACCAGGCCCTGAATTGAGGATGGGGTCACATGAAGCAATACCGGCACCGCCGCACCGCGAATCCGTCGCATGTGTTTCCGACGCTCGAGCCAGGCGAGCTTTCGGTCAACACCGCCAACCGGCAGCTCGCTGTAGGTGACGCCAACGTCGTCGGCGTCGGCACGCCGCTCCCCCTCTTGGCCGTGCGTTACTTCGACGCCCGCGGCATTTATGCGGTCGGCGATCATGTGGTCAACGCAGGGACGCTGTACCGCTGCATCGTCGCGCACGGCCCAGCTGCGTTCGACCCTGCGCATTTCGGCGCCGCGGCCGGATCCGGCGGTGGCGGGTTGACCATCAGCGACACGCCGCCCGCCACGCCGACCGATGGCATGCTTTGGTGGGAGAGTGACACTGGCAAACTCTATGTCCGCTATAACGACGGTGTCGGCGCCGCGCAGTGGGTCGAGGCGGTCGCGGTGCCGCAAATCGATACTTCGTCGTTCACCACCAAGACCTATGTCGACGCCGCCGACGCGCTGAAGGCCGACAAGACCTACGTCGACGCCGCTGACGCGGCGCTTTCGACCAGTGTAGCCGGTAAGATTGCCAAGCTCGGCGATACCATGACCGGCGATCTGACGGTTAATAAAGCCAACGCTGCGGTAGTCTTAAAGACGCCTGATGCTACGACGCAGCCACAGTTGCAGATGGCGCAAGGCGCTTTGCAACGATGGGCGCTATCTTCAGGCCCAGGCCCCGGCTCTGACTTTGGTATCGCGAGGTTCAATGATGCCGGTGTTTATGTTGACACGCCTATTGGGGTGGTCCGATCAGACGGGCGCGTTTATCTCACGCAAGACCCCAATGCGCCGCTCGGCGTTGCCACCAAGCAGTACGTCGATAAGGGCGTGCGAGATTACAACGCCACGAACACAACGGCTTATACGTTCGTGCTGACCGACACTGGAAAGTTTGTTTCATTTTATAATAGCGGCAACCTTGCCGTGAACGCGACCGTCCCGCCGAACTCTGCCGTCCCTTTCATAGTCGGTGCGCAGATTGATTTGATGGTGACAATGGTCAACTCGACAACGATTGTGCCGGGAGCGGGCGTTACGATTTATTCTGAGAACAGCAAACGCAAGCTGCCGATGCTTGGTTCGTGTGGAACGCTGACAAAGGTAGCTACAGATATCTGGGTGCTGTGCGGGAGTCTGATCGCATGAGCAGGCGCGGTCTGGGCTTCAGCATCCCTAGCGACGACACCCGCTACAACGACGCCTATGTGACGTGGCTTTTGCATTGCGAAGGTGCGCAAGGTTCGACCTATGCGCTCGACAGCTCGGCCAAGCAGAACGGCCCGGTTGTCATGTCCAATACCTTCATCACCGGCTCTACGATCAACGGCGTGCCGACATTCTGCATGCATTTCCCCGCTAACGCTTTGGCCTATTCGCCAGTGAACGTCGACAACTCGTTCAATCTTGGCTTCAACGATTTCACCATTGATTGGTGGGAGTACCGGGTTGGCGACACCACAGTTAATCGTCTTTCATTTGTATGGGACACGCTGCCGAATGTTTATTGTCCGATGCTGGTGGGTTGGGGCGTTGGCGACGGCACGCTCTATTTTTATGCATCCAATGACGCAGCAAATTGGAACCTAGCCTCTGCGATGGTGATGGGAACTGGGTTGTTTAACCAGTGGGTGCATCGTGCGATTGTCCGCAAGAGTGGCACGTTCTACGGCTTTCAAAACGGCATCCTGCAAGGCACCCAGGCACAGGGCGGCAACGGCTGGTTCAATCCTGCGACTTATGGCCCGTGCCTTGGTTGCTGGCCCCGCAGTGACGGGTACTACTACGCCCATCACTACATTGACGAGTTCCGCGTCAGTAACGGCATTGCCCGGTGGACTGCCAACTTCACTGTGCCGGTAGTGGGAACATACGTTCCTGATCCAGACATGAACACTGTGCTGCTGATGCACTTCGATGATCTGACGGACGCATCACAGTACAAGCGCGGCGCAATACAAACCGCAGGCGCTCCGGTTATCGCCAGTATCACCCGGACACCATTCGGCGGTTCGAGGGCGCTATATCTCGGTGCTGGGGCGAACTATCTCGGCTACCCGGACAGCGCCGACTGGGTCATTGGCACCAAGGATTTCACCGTCGATTGCTGGGTTTACCTTGATCAAGGATACCCGGCCACCAACAACTATGCCGTCCTCACGCAGATGAACGGCGGCAACGATTACAATGACCGTCATTTGTTTTTGTATATCGCATCTAACGGCTCTGTTGTTTCAGACTGCAACAAGGCTGGTGTGACTGTCTATTTCACCGGAACAGGCCCCAACACCGTTCCACTGAACGCCTGGACGCATCTGGCGGTCGTCCGCAACGGCACCGCTGTTGAGATTTACGTCAACGGTGTCAAAGGCTCTGGTTATGTGCTTCCCGCCAACACTTCATTCCAAGACCTCGCCGGGCCATTGCGGATAGGCACGATGGCGACCGATCAACTGTTCAAGGGCTACATCGATGAGGTGCGCTTCACTATCGGCAGGGCGTTGTGGACCGCCAACTTCACGCCGCCGAATGCTCCGTATCCACGGCAAGAAGAAACCGTTCTGTTGCTGCATTATGACAACGGCTTTGATGACAGCTCACAGAAACGACGCGGCCGCGGGAACAGCAACGCCAGCATAACAACCGCGCAGAAGAAGTTTGGCACTCAGTCATTGATGCTCAGCGGGGCGCAATATCATTGGTATTATGACGCCGCCGATTTTGACTTCGACAACGGCGACTTCACGATCGATTGCTGGCTCTACAGCCTCGACAACGGATCGGTAAATCAGCGCGCACTGTTTGGCGCGATGAACGGTGACACAACCAACGTGTCTGTCGGCGCGCTGCTCTATAACGGCACCATTTATTGCAGCTTGGGGAAAACCGGCAGCGATTGGTACACATACAAGATCGTCGGCACGATTCCGTTCACGCTTAACACTTGGCATCATTATGCGCTGGTCAGAACCGGCAACATCATCAAGCAATACATCGACGGCGTTCTCGATGGCACGCCGCTCGATTTCGGCACCTCTCGCATATTCAACAGCACGGCTGCGTTTATCATAGGCGCGGCAGGCAACGCTGCTTACTATTGGAACGGCTACCTTGACGAGTTTAGGATCACCAAGGGCCGTGCCTTGTGGACTGCCAATTTCACGCCGCCAACTGCACCGAGTACCTGACATGGGCCTCAATTTCCCCGCTTCGCCAGCGATCAACGACCTCTACCCGGTCCCGGCCGTGCCTGGCGTGCCGCAGTACAAGTGGGACGGCACCGTCTGGCTGGCGAACGCCGGCGGTGGCGGCGCAGCTGGCGGCGACTTCGTGCCGATCGCCGGCGGCGTCATGACCGGCGAGCTGATCAACAAGATCGGCCTCGGCGTCATCGCCGCGGGGCAGAGCGGCGCCTATCTCAGCATATTGAAGCCGCCGGCTGCGGCGGGCGCCAACACTGTTGAAGGCGGCGTCGGCGAGCAAACGGATTGGTCGGACTACCAAGCGCGCTGGCAGATAATGTTGGGCGACACCAAAGATGCTGTCGGCAACACCGGCAACAACTTCGCTGTTTTCCGGTTCGACAACACCGGCCTGCCGCTCGGCAAGCCGCTGGCGATCGACCGGGCGACCGGGCAGGTGCTGCTGGCGAACGATCCGACGCAGCCGTTGAGCGTTGCCACCAAGCAGTATGTTGACACCAAGGTTGCTGCGGTTCCGGTCGCGCCTGCCGCTGCGACCGTGGCCGAGTACCGCAGCAATTCCGCGCCAACCAAGATGCTTACGCCCGGCACGGCATGGGGTGCGATGACGAGCGTCGATCTGAGCGGCACTGAAGTGGCCGGCGTGCTGACAATCGACTTCAATTCAGGCTTCGACTTCTTCTGGTACATCAGCGCGGCCGGTCGAACGCTGGCAAACCCAACAGGTCTGAAGACGGGACAGCGCGGCACCATCACGCTGTCAAATACTGGCGCAGGCACGATCACGACGTGGGGATCGAAGTGGAAGTTCCCTGGCGGCGTCAAACCGACGTTGACGCCCAACGCTGTTGATCTGCTGTCTTACTTTGTTGCCGATCCCGCCGCCAATATCTACTGCACTGTTGGTACGGACTTTAAATAATGCTGCCAGCAACCATGCCATTGTTGATTGCAGACTTGTTCCCGCGGGTGAGATCCATCACCACAACGGACAGCCCGCCAAAAACGGCGCATGTCATCAACATACCGGGCGTCATCAATGCTGGCGACCTATTGATATGCGTTGCGGCTACCGCTGGTCTGGTATCCTTGTCGGCTGGTTGGACAGGGTTTGACACCATATCCGGCAGTTACCGGGTGGCTTCCGCCACTGGTGCAGACGCGCTGACTATTACCTTGTCCGGTTCGTACTACCTGATGGCGGCAGTTTATCTCATAACGGGTTATGTCGGTACGCCGCAGGGGACGAGCGTTGCTACGTCAGCAGCGACGACGCACGACCCGCCGCCGCTTTCGCCATCGTGGGGCCTGAAGAACACGTTGTGGATTGTGCAGGCCACCAGCGGTGTGATTGTTGCCGGCGGCTCTGGGTTCAACAGCTTCCCGCCCAACTACACCAACGCTGTCCATATCGCCCCACCCGGCACGGTTGGCTATGCGCTTTGGACCGCCCGGCGCAAGTTGCGGGCTGCGACCGAAGACCCAGGCCCACTTACCTCGTCCGAAGCCGTGAGTGCCCGCGTTCGCACCATTGCTGTGCAGGGAGCTGGATAATGACATCGCACTATCGCCACCGCCGCGACAACAACGCCGCCGCCCCGTTCGCTTCTCCGCTGGAGAAGGGCGAGATCGCGGTCAACACCGCCAACCGGCAGATCGCGGTCGGCGATCCAGCCGGCCAGCCGCTCGCCCTGCTTGCGGTGCGCTACTTCGACGTGAAGTCGCAATACGCCATCAACGACTTCGTCGTCTACCAGGACAACCTCTATGTCGCGATCGCCGCCGTTGCGCCAGGCGCCTTCAACGCCGCGCAGTGGCGCATGGCCTCGTTTGCCGTAGGCACCAATTACCTGCTGCTCTCCGGCGGGACGATGGTCGGGCCGCTGGTCCTGGCCGGCGCCCCAACGGCCGACCTGGAGGCGGCGACCAAGAAATACGTCGACGATTCCCAGCCGCCGCCCCCGGCTGCCAGCACGATCCCGTCGACTGCCACCGGCGACATCATCGCCACTAACGTGCAAGCCGCGATCGCCGAGCTGGACACCGAGAAGGTCGCCAAGGCCGGCTCGACCATGACCGGACACCTTAGCCTGCCGGCCGGCCCGACTTCGGCCCAGGCGGTGCGCCGGGACTACGTCGACGCAGCTGACACCACCAATGCCACCAACATCACCAATGTCAGCAATGCCAAGGTGAACAAGGCCGGCGATACCATGACCGGCACCTTGTACGTCAGCGGCGATGTTTCCGCCTACCGCAACGCCAACAGTGGCGTATTGTACCTCGGCAGCAATAACGTCCATTACCTGCACTTCGACGGTGCCACCTACGTCCTGCCGAGCGGCGGCATGTCGGTGGGCGGCCCTATCAGTGCAGGTGCCGGTAATTTCTCCGGCCTGCTCACTGCCGGCGGCGGGTCCAACTTTCCCAGCAACGTCAACCACACGCTCTACAACAACGGCGTCTATTTTGCCTCGGCGACACCATCCAGTGTCATGGTGCAGGGGCCGCCGTACCCGACCATTGCATTCCACTGCCAAGGCTACTTCGGCGCCAACTTCGGCATGAATACCGACGGCAACTTCTATATGGGCGGCTGGTCGCACGGCGAAGGCGTGGCCTACAAGTTCTGGACGACACGCGACTTCAGCGCCAATCCGGGCAATCCGCTGGTCAACGCGCGGTGGGTGTACCTCGGCGACGTGGACTGCGGGTTCAATGGCCCTCTGCAAGAGCCGTGGGGTGGGGCCGGTATCACTGGGATAAGTGGCCCAAGTTCGTATAATGCTTTCACCGCCCGCTTTCGTCAGTTTCAGATTCAGGTCGCTGACGGCACTTGGGTTGCCACTGGATACGCATGATGCGGATCATCCATCACGGTACATGGTCGCCCTACAAGCCAGCCGTGCTGCCGGCCCTGTTTCCGGCCAGTGCATTGTTCTGCCGACGCGATGGCGCGACCGATTGGTATGAGTTCCTCAAGCAGAACGTCTTGCTGCCGGATACGGTGAAGCTCGCGGTCGAGGCTGGCGTCGTCAAGGTCGCGACACGTGATGCGACGGCGATATGGCCGATCAATCGCCTCGTTCTTGAGGTGATGGACGACGACGACGAGAGCGATCCGCAGCCGCGCTACCAGGGTATGTGCTACGATACTGAAGCAAACGGGCTATTGTTGCCGTCGGAGCCGCCAGTGCTGCCGCCGGTCAAGTCGCCGCATGAGCGGCTCGATGAGCTGGAGAAGCGCGTCAAGGCGCTGGAAGCCAGGAAAAAGTGATCGAGTACACCGGCAAGGCCGCGGCCGAGGTTGCCAAGGGACTGGCAGCTGGTGGGCCGCTGGCGTTGCCGCTGGTGATCATCAACGTGGTCTGCCTCGGCGTGGTGTTCTTCACGCTGTACCATATCTCCAACGCATCCGAGCGACGTGACAGCTTGATTGCCGAGCTGGCCAAGTCTTGCCAGCCGATCGTCGAAAGGATGAAATGAGTCTGCAACGATAAGAAGGATGCGATGTTATGAAGAAGGCCAAGCGAAAACGCCCGGTTGTTGCGCGCAAGCGCAAGGTGACTGCGCGGAGGAAGCCGGCCAGCCCCCGTAAAAAGAGGAAGTCCAAGATGTCCAAGAAGTCGAATGACGACGACGACGAGCCTCGCACTGCAACAAAACACCCGGACCAGCACCGCCGGACCGCGGGCGATCAACCGCAGGATCCGGCCACGCCCGACCAGACTTCCGACCCGGTCGAGCTGGCTAAGAAAGATCATTCCGGCATCGACCCAATGGGCCAGCCGCCCGACAACCCGCAGGCGCCCAATCCGCCAGTGGAAGAAGACCCGGAGCGCAAGAACAAGTGACCGAGTGGCCTAAAAACCCACAACTGCGCGTTGGCGGGGAGCTGGAGCCAACCGGCCCCGTCAACGTGTTCAATGAGAAGGTGGCGACCGCCGAAGCCATCAATCGCGCGATCGACACCAAGACCGCCTACGACACCACCCATCCGCCACCCGCTCCGATAACGATCGATCCCGTGCCGGACGGCACGCCGATCAGCGCCGGCGGTCCCATTACAATCGACGAAACCAAGTATATGATCGAGCCGCAATTCGTCGGCCACAAGGTGATACCGCGCAGACGCTGATCTAACGCCGGGGGGCCACCATGATCTCAACTTTGATAAGCATCGTGCTGCTGCTGGTGGTGCTCGGTGTCATCCTGTGGGGGCTACAACAGCTTCTGCCTATGGTGCCTATGGACCCGAGATTCAGAACTGTGATCTCGGTGTTGATCACCATCATTGTCGTCTTGATCATTGTCTGGATCATTGCCGGTCTGCTCGGCGTGGTGACGCCACTGAGGTTGTGATGACCGCGCACGATTACTTTCTAGTTGCCACTGTTTTTGGCGCGGCGTTACTTGCCATCCTACTATCCAGCTGCATGGTAGTTACCGAACGGCCGCCGTTTTATACCAGATACGAAATCGATGCGATCAATGCCGAAACCGCCTGCCGACAACTGGCGCGAACAATTATCCAAATGGAACGCTGCACAGTCAGGAGATAAAATGGCTAAGCCCGACCAGGATATATTCCCGCCGGACCCGGCTTTGATCCGGCCGCTGGTGCCGCGGATCGAGATCGCGCTGACCGTGCCGGATGGCGTTGACCTGCAGATCACCGTCAACGGCGTCGGCGTGCTGATGCAGGATGACGACGAAGACGCGGCCTAGCCCAAAAATTTTTTCGGATTTTCAACTTAGGGGAACCCAATGCCGTCCAAGATCGGTAAGACCGTGAGCATCAAGGCGCCGCCGGTTGCTAAACCGCCGCCGCCATCAAAGACGCAAGACAACTACACCCACCACACTTCTCCGGTGAAAGGTCCGCAGCCGACCCCGGTTGAGCCAAGTACGATTTCATCCACGCCGAAGGCGAAGATCCGCACGCTGCCGGATGTGCCGGCGGCAAAGTACAAACATGTCGACGAAGGCTGAACAGGACGTCCGCCTCAAGCTTTTGAAGCGCAAGCGGGCGGTCCTCACCGCCCGCGACGATCTGATAGCGTTTACACAGTTGATGATGCCCGACCCTAACTTCGATGACGAAGTTGGGCAGTCGCTCTATAAGCCACAGCCGTTCCACCGAATGATCGGCCGCGCGCTTGAAGATGTCGAGCGCGGCGACTACCGGCGGTTGATGATCAATGTCGGACCCAGATTTGGCAAAACCACGTTGGCTAGTGCCATGTTTCCAGCATGGTACGTCGGTCGGCACCCTGACCGATCTATTATCGTTGCGACCTACAATGAGCATTACTCCTGGGATTTGGGACGGCGAGTTCGTGATATTATGGAAACACCTGAATATAAACAGGTGTTCCCAGAAGTAGAGATCAAGGTCGGCGCCAATGCAGTCAACCGGGTCCAAACGACCAGAGATGGCGTGGTCTTCAGTGTGGGACGCGGCTCCTCGATCACCGGACGTGGTGGCCACTGCATCTTATTGGACGACCCTATTAAGGATCGAACTGAAGCTGACTCAGTCATCGTTAGAGAGAAGCTGTGGCAATGGTACAATCAAGTCCTCAGAACTCGCCTCATGGATTCGACTGGCACTATCGTCATCGTCCAAACCAGGTGGACCGAAGACGATCTCGTTGGCAGGCTTATCGACCCGCTTAATCCATACTTCAATGTTGAAGAAGCCAAAGCCTGGCGCAAGATTGATCTGCCGGCGCTAGCCGAAGACAACGACGTGCTCGGCCGCAAACCCGGCGAGCCACTATGGCCGGAGCGGTTCACCCAACAATACCTGGAGGAGATCCGTGCCACCGATCCGCGTGGATTTGCTGCGCTGTATCAGGGCCGTCCAGGCCCTAAGGATGGGGCCTTCTTCAAGGATAGCGACCTGGTCACCTACAATAAAATGGATGACGTCCCGGCGTTTCATACCCTTAGATTCTATGGGGCATCGGACCACGCGGTGTCGGTAGCCAAGTCCGCCGACAAGACCTGCCTGATGATCGTCGCCGTCGACGAGAAGGACAACATTTGGATCATGCCGGACATGGTCTGGGACCGGATGGATTCGCACCAGGCGGTCGAGAGCATGATCGTGCTGATGAAGAAATATAAGCCGATGTTCTGGTGGGCCGAAGGCGGCGCCATTACCAAAAGCCTCGGACCGTTCTTGCGCCGGCGCATGGCCGAGAAGCAGGCGTTCTGCGCGATCGACCCGATCAATCCCGCCGCCGACAAGCAGCAGCGCGCGCAGGCGATCCAGGCCCGTACCAGCATGAAGATGGTGCATTTCCCTGGTTTCATTCGCAGCTGGTCGGAAATGCAGGACCAGATCCTGAAGTTTCCGCATGGCAGTAACGACGACGTGGTCGACACTCTGAGCCTGATTGGGCTAGGACTGTCGAAGATGCACGGGCGAACCCGCGGCAAGAAGATCGAGCCGGAAGTGAAGACCGGCACCTACCGCGAGCTGTTTGCACACACGCGCCGGCGTGAGGGTCGCGACTTACGGGCGAGGGGCCTGCAAGGATGGTAGACGCCTTTCAAGACGACATGATGCGCGTGTTCGCCGGCTTCGACGAGAAATCCAGCGAGCCGGATATCAATCCGACCACCGGCAAACCTAACTCGATCCCGCGCGCCAACCCGGATCCGCCGGACCGCCGCCGCAACCTGGTCCGCGACTGGACCTCCAAGGTGAAGAAGGCCAAGCGGTACTGGAAGCCCAGCTTCGACCGCATGCGGGAAGACCAGGAGTTCTGCTTCGGCAAGCAGTGGTCAAAGGACAGCAAAGACAAGCGTTACGTCGCCAACCTCACGCTCAGATTGGTAGCGCAAAAGACGGCGTTTCTGTACGCCAAGAACCCCAAGGCGGTGGCCAAGAAGCGGCCGCGGCTCAATGCGACGTCCTGGGACGAGAGCCAGACCACGCTCAACCAGCTGATGCAGTCTGCCGCCATGATGATGCAGCAGGCCCAGCAAGCCGGCGCTATGGGTGCCGGACCGATGGCGCCTGGCGGGATGCCGGGTATGCCGCCAGGCATGGCCGGCCAAGTCGCCGGCGCCGCCGGCAGCGCGGTCCAGGGCATGATGCCGATGGCGACCGGCAGCCCGCCCGACATCGGCATGCTGATGGCCGGCGGCATGCCGCCCAACCCGGCGACGATGCCGTCGCCTTCGGTGAACCAGATCTCCGGCCAGATGGGCGCGGCCTTGGGCGGCGCGACCATGCCAGGCATGGGCGCCGGCCCGATCCCCGGCTCGATGCAGCAACCGCAGGGGCTGGGCGACCAGCTCGGCCAGGCTGCGGCTGGCGCCGCCGCCAACGCTATGGCGCCGCCAGGCTCGCCAATGATCGCCCAGGCGGTCGGCAGCGGCATGGACATCATGATGGATGCGGCTCGGGTGAAGTCCGAGAACCTGATGATGGACAAGCTCGCCCGGACGCTCGAGCTTTTGTATGCCTACGAGGTCGACAACCAGCCGCATCCGTTCAAGTCCATGCTGAAGATGTCGGTGCGGCGCGCCGTCACCAACGGCGTGGCCTATGTGAAGCTCGGTTTCGAGCGGGTGATGCAACTGCGGCCCGACCTGGAGAAGGGCATCGCCGACGCCAACGAGCGGCTCGCCACGCTCGAGCGCCTGGCGGCCGATGCCACCGACGCCATCACCGACGACAGCGACATGGAAGCCGAGCAGTTGCGGCTGTTGCTGAAGGATCTAACCAATGCGCGCGGCGCAGTGGTGCGGGAAGGGCTTACCTTCGACTTCCCGCTGTCGACCAGGATCATTCCCGACATCAAGTGTATCGACCTGCGCAACTGGGTCGCGGCCGGCTGGGTGGCCGAGGAGTATCTCTTATCGGTTAGTGAGATCGAAGAGATCTATGGTGTTGATGTACGCGGCCATTGCACCGAATACGGCAGCGACAGCGACACCGATCCATCCAAGGCGATGGAAGACTGGATGAGCGCCAAGGACAAAGACAAGAACCGTGGCGAGCCGAATGCGATCGTCTGGGAGATCTACAATAGGAACGACGGCCTGGTCTATGTGGTCTGTGACGGCTACCGCGAGTTCTTGAAAGAGCCGGCTTCTCCAGAGATCTACAATGAAAGATTCTATCCTTGGTACGCCTTGATATTTAACGGCATCGAAGACGAGACCGAGCTGTATCCGCCGAGCGACGTCAGGTTAATGCGCGACATGCAGTTGGAGTACAACCGCTGCCGCGAGGGCCTGAAAGAGCAGCGCATCGCCGGCCGGCCGTTCACCGCGGTGGTGGCCGGCAGCATGGACGAAGACGACATGGAGAAGCTGACCAACCGCGAAGCCAATGCGGTGATCGAGTTCAATGCGCTGCAGCCGCAGCAGGACATCAAACAGCTCCTTCAACCCTACGCAGGCCCAGGGATTGATCCAAACTTGTACGAAGTAAATCCGGTTTACGAAGACATTCTGCGGACCACCGGCATCCAGGAAGCCAACCTTGGTGGCACCAGCAACACCACCGCGACCCAGGCGCAGATCGCCGAAGGCAGCCGCATGACCAGCATGGGGTCCAACATCGACGACCTCAACGACCTGCTGACGCAGCTGGCCCGCAACGGCGGCCAGATACTCATGCGTGAAATGTCGCAGGAACGGGTGAAGAAGATCGTCGGCCAGGGCGCGGTGTGGCCGGCCGAGCCGGTCGCCCAAGACATCGCCAACGAGATCCTGCTGGAGATCGAGGCCGGTTCAATGGGAAGACCTAACCAAGCCCAAGAGATCGCCAACGCCCAGCGGCTCATGCCGCTGCTCATCCAACTGCCCGGCATTGACCCGGAATTCCTGGCGAAGGACACGCTACGACGGCTCGACGATCGACTCGATCTGACCGAGGCCTTCAAGTCGTCGCTGCCATCGATCGTCGCCATGAACGGGGCAATGTCGGGCGCGGGCGCCGGCGGGCCGACTATGCCTGGCGCCGGAGCCGGCGCCGGTGCGGCGATGGGGCCGCAGGGCGCAGTCAATGCGCCGGATGGCGGCGCCGGAGCGGCGCCGCCGCCGTCGGCACCAGACGCGCAGACAACTCTGTCCGGTTCACCACCAGGGCGGCCGCACCCGATGCCGCAGCAGGTGACGATGCCGACCATGCCAGGTTGATGACAAAGAACCTGAATTGACGTAATGATCAATTGAAGGTGCCGATCGGCACCGGGGGAATTCAGTATGGCAGACGACGACAAGCACCTACCCACCGCGGTAGAGCAGTCCGTCGAGCAGGTGCCTTCGCCAGGTACGGACGCCGGCGATGTCGGCGGTAGTCTCCTAGACGCCATCCAGAGCGCAGTGCCTGAGCTGCGACAGGACGACGACTATTCAGACACCGACGGCTCAAAGGGGGATTCGCCATCCCAAGTCGCAAGGAAGTCCGAACGCGAACCCGAATTGTCGGAAGAGCCGACACCTGACGAACTAGCCAGGCTTTCCAAAGCCGCGCAACGGCGCATCAAGAAGCTGAACTCGCAGCGACAAAAACTGTCGGGCGAGGTGCAGCGACTGAAGGCGCTCGAGCCGGACGCTGATATGGCGCGCAAGGTCACCGATTATCTTCGCAAGAACGATATCGGTCAGGATGATTTCCTGTTTGGCCTTGAGCTGATGGCGGCGATGCGCCGTGGTGACTTCGTGAAGTTTCATACGGGCGTGCAGCCCTACATGAAACTCTGCGAGGAGTACCTCGGCATCTCGCTACCCCCTGATCTGCAGCAGTCAGTGCAGCAGGGGCATATGACGACACAAGCCGCGGCCATGTACTCGCGAGAGCGCATGGACAAGGCGATGGCGCAGAACAATGCGGTCCGACAACAGGCCGCGTTGC